GAAGAATAGGGCTGTTTGGCTGGGTTTGCATAAGAGACATAACGTCTTGAAGTTCTTGTTTAGCCTGAGATACTTCTTTGCTTTGAGCAGTAGCACGAATCTTCTTCTCATTACTACGGAAGTATGAAGTACGAGATGCTTCTACACTTGAAGCATTGGAGCGTGCAGAATCATAAGCAGCTTGTGCCTCAGCAATACGCTTGTCAATAGCCTCACGCTGGGTAGCGCCAATACGTCCACCAGCGGCAGCAAGTGCAGCCTTTTGTTTATTCAACTCTGCGGAAGCAGCAGTTAGTTTCTTGCGAGCAGCCTTGACTGCGGAGTCATTATCCAAGAAACTCTTGAGAGTTACCTCTGCCATCTCTGCCTATCTCCTAGTCGTCCAGTAATCTTCCGAAGAGCACGTCATATGCTGCTTGGGTGTTCTCGTTATACTTTGCCAATTCTTTGATTGACATAATGGTTCCATCCTTGATGGACTGCATAAGATCTCTATTGCTACCAGTTAGAGAGAAAATCTCTTTCTGGGTTTTATAGTCCGAGTAAGCCTTGACCATTTGACGTAGAACATCTTGGGTATCTTTACGGACATTCTTATATTGTGGGTCATCCAAGAACTTCTCTAGGTCATCTAGAGCTTGGAGAGTCTTGATTCTCTTCTCAGCACCTTGATTCAGTTCTTCTGCAACTAATGGACGACCTGCAAAGAAGCGAGTCTTCCAGTCATTGAATTGTTGACGAGCTAAAGAACGAGCAAAATCAGATGCTGCAAACTTTAGAGAGTTCTCGTATTCGTCGCGCTTCTGATAGTAAGTCTGTAAATCAGATGAAGTCTGTACCTCGCGTAGGTAGTCTTCTACACGTTTATTGGTGCGAAGACCCATTGTTGCCATCGTGCGGTAAGCATCAAATGAGAATGCACCTTTATGTGGAATAAGGAATGCGGCTGCTTCTGGATACTTCTTGAACATTGCTTCATTCTCAGTAACAAACTTGCCTGATTCCTCAGCATACCCAAAGAATGCTACAGTCTTACGCTCTGATTCTGTGACGGTATAAGGAACAGCATTCGGATATAGTTCTACCCAACGCTTCATTGCTGCGTCATAATCACCATCATATTGTTGACGTAGAGCATTGAAAGATGACTTGAAGTTTGCTTGACCAGCGTCTCTAATCCACTCTTGCATATCTGACTTCAACTGGATTGATGGTGATGCTGGAGCAAAGAAACCGAATATGAAGCGAGTTGCTAGTACCGCCAAAGTGGTGCTACGAACTCTTTGTCTATATTCCTCTAGTTCACCAGCCGAAGGTGGAATAAGGTTACCTTCTGCGTCATAGCGCTTTGGAATACCGTGGCCTGCTGCCTCAAGATAAGTAACAGCCTTACGGTATGCAGATGCATACTGACCATTACGTTCATCTTGGCTCATAGCGCTCAAAGCGCGATTGACGTGTGCTGGCATTAGACGCGAGACAAGTCCTTGGTCTACTGAGTATTGACCAAGAGTGTACTTAGCGATTGTATCGCCCATACCTGGTTCAAATACATTTGTTAGATTCTGTAATGCAGTCATTGGAATTGCTGCTGCAGGACCTGAGAATGTAGGTAGCCACGACTCTGTGTTCAACGATGGCGATAGCATCTTGACAGATGCGCCAAATTGAACTGGGAATGGTACTTTGAAATCTTGCTTGATACCTAAAGCAGTCAATACGCCTTGTATTGCACGATACCCTGGAGCAAAGTGTGGATATACGAAGTACTTTTCTCCACGATCATCTTCTTGAATCCAGCCAGAGTGCGCCACACCATCAAATGTAAGTGCTAGTTTTTGGATAGCCTCTGGATTATAGCGAACGATACGGGCAAGACGGCGGTAGAAATCTTCTTGAGCACGATAGAATCGAGCAAAGTTACGTGCAGAAAATGATACTTGGCTACGGATAAGTGGGTTATCTACGTATGGAAGTATCTGGGATACCGCACGATCTTCTACCAACTTGGCATATTCTTTTTTAGCATTGATAAGTGCCGCTGCTTTAGCCTCAGCATCATCAATACCTTTAGTAAAATTGTCGTAGAAAGCCTGCTCAAATCCAGATGCTTTCATCTGCTTACGAATCTTAGTTACTTCGTACAACGCCATAGGTTGACGTGATAGACGGGCTGTAGATAGACCAAGCCATACCCATCCCTTTTGCATCAAAGGTGATGTGTAGTTATTTACATCTGCAACTGGCACCAATTCTGGACCAACAACAGCAGTTGGAATAGCGTCTAAGTTATCTACATCTGGTAGGTCATCAAGAGTCAACTTTCCAGATATAACGTAACGGTCAAGTTCTGGGTCAAAGGTGCGAATTTTGTCAAGCAGGTCAGTGTTGATTTTAGTGTTACGACCTGTAACGATTGCTCTAGCACGATTCAAAACAATCTGTGCATATTCATCTAGTGTTAGATTCTTGCCCGATGATAAACGAGCGTCGTCAAGGACCTTCTTGTTCTTAGGGTCAGATAACCAAGCCTTCATAGCATTGACTGCTTTGATTGGATCATCGGCATTAGCAAGGGCAATAGAACCCAGCTCATCATTACCATAGAAAGATATACGCAAAGCCCAAGCAATCATTGATGCTTCGTTATTTGGCGTTAGGCCAATTTCAGTAAAGCCACGAGCACCTGCTGCTTGAGCATACTGGGTCTTTAGTCCACCAAGGTCTAAACGTAGTTCTGCTTGCTTTACTCCAAGAGTCTTAGCTAGGTCAAATGCTGAATCAACATAGTTTGAACCTGCAGCAAAGTTGAATCCGCCTTCAGAAATAATAGATAATAGATTATCAATATCACCATATAGGACCTGCTCCGTAAGGAGTTCTAATCCTTCGCTGTCAAGTTTAGATAAACCAGTAGCTTTAGCAAAGCGTTGTACGCGACCCTTTGTTAGGGATTCAGCCATAATCTTGCGTACTTCTTGCTCTACTCCGCCAGCAATTTCACCACGCAAACGACGCATACCAGCCTCGGCTGCCTTGACTTTCTTAGCATCTTTACTGGTCTTTACAATGTTGTCATATTCTGCAATCTTTGCTTTCTTTGCAGATAGGATGTTATCAATATCCTTGATACGTGTGGCGTATTCTTCGGACTCGCCCTTATTGACGAATCGCATAATAAGACCTAAAGGTTCTGCTGCAAACTTCTCGCCAGCAGTAAGTCCTGGAGTCAAACGAATAGCGGTATTGAGTCGAGTTGCTAGGTAACGATTCTTGGCGATACCCCAAGGACTGCCACCGATAGCAATGTTGACCATCAAGTCTTCAATAGAGTTACGTAATGCGTAACGATAACCAGCAAGAGTCAAGAATGACCAAGCATTGGTGGCGCTTTCCATATACTTGCTATTAGAAACACCAACAATACGTTGGATAAGACTTGTTCTAGCAGACATACGGTCAATATCAACTAGACTTGGTGCTGAAACGAAGTCATTCATTTCGCTAGGCAGCAAACCAAAGTCAATATAGTCATCAGTTCCAGCGATACTGTACTTTACTTGACCTTTACCAGTCAGACGACGTACAACTTTCTGACCTTCTACCGTCATATTCATACCACGAATGTCAGCAATGGTTGCATAGAGTCCGTAATAGAACTCCTTGCGCTTTCCAGTCTCCTCAAGACCTGCAAAAGTCTCAGAAATAAGACGTGCTTGACGGGTAGGAACAATAATCGCTGCTAGTTGATAGATTTTATCTGGTGCATCTGCTGCAGTTACGTCAAATTTATCGTCTTTGAATAATGGAATACGTGTAAACTTACGCTTGGCATTATCAATACGGCGAGCAATGTCATTACTAGAAAAGCGTAGACAATCTAAACCTTTTACCTGTAGACCTTTGGCTGCTTCAATCATCTTTTCTGGAGTCTCGGTAATGGCTTTGTAGATTCCATCTTGAGTTTCAGGTTGTCCAAAGAAATCATCAACCAACTTAGGACCTATATCATCCAAATTGAATACTTTGTTAGCGCCAGTAAGGACTGCAACTCTTGCTTTACGAGCAGTATCTAAACGTGGCATCAGTATACGACGACGCGCAGTTCCTGCGCTCATCATTGTAAATGCGTCATCGCTATTGTAAAAGAAAGCCTTAGCAGAGTTGATGTCTTCAATTTCAGCTTTGTTGAATAGGTTGATAACCGCTGGACCAAACTCAGGTGCTAAACGACCTGCTTCAATGCGTGCTTTAGCAGCGGCAACTTTGTCTCCGCGCTTGGTGGCATCACGTAAATCTTTCAGTTTAGATCCGTATGTATCCCAAAAAGCAGTAGTTTCTGGCTTGGCAAAATATCTTGCTGCAGTTTCTCCACCTTTACGGGCAGATACTACGATTGCCTCATAAGCATACTTGTTTACATCATACAAACGCTTGGCTTTACCTACGATAAGTGTAGGATCTGCAAAGATACGGTAGGCAGCATCCACTGCGCCAGATGTAATCTTATAGAAAAATCCATTTTTATAGAAATCGCCAGGTACAAAAGCATCAAGGATGTTAGCAACGGCACGACCTGGTGAATACTGGGCAGCATTGACTGCTGAGATTGCGTCATCTAACAAGTCTCTATCTGCTTGGAGTTTTTTCTCTTCAACTCCTGGCATATTCTTGAGACTGCGGTCAGATATTTGTAACCAGTACTTTTCTTCTGGAGTAGCAGTAGCCATAAGTTGTGCGACTTCTTGGCTATTCTTAGCGCTACGAATCTTTTTAGCAATATCTACAAGATTCTTACCGTACTTTGATTCAGCATCTGAAAGACGTTCTTCATTGAAAACCTTTTGACCGTCTTTTTCTGCACGATCCCACGCATCAGATAGGTTACGACCTTCTTCTATAGCGATGATTCCTGTACGTGCAACACGGGTTGATAAGTCTGATAGCGCTTGAGCTGCTTCAAATACCTTACCACCAGTGTAATGCCAGGCTGTTCCCAGCCAACCGCGATTAGGCTTTTCTTCTGGAGACTCTTGACCAAACTTATCCTTGAGATCTTGTTGCTCTTTTGGTGTAAGTTTTTTATTGTAAGCATCGTTAGCTACAGTTGCTGGTAGGTTGAGAAGCGTCTTATGTGTTTCTAGCGCCTTATTGAGGCGCTCAATCTGCTTCTTTTGTTTATCGGATAACCCAGCAGCAGAGGCTACTGCATTGAGGTCAGCCATCAATCACCTCTCGCTAGAGCTTCCTGATACAGGATTGTGATTTCACCTGTGTTATCAAAAGGAAGCAACTGTGCCAAAGCGTCTGAAGTCTTAGTTTGCTGAACTGCAAATTCTACTCTTGGTCGAGCAATAGATCCTTCTAAAGAATCTTCTGGACGTTGTGTTGGGGCAAACAAAGGAACAATCTCTTGTTGACTTGGTGCCATACCCTGCTCTGATAGAGATATTGGGTTTACGTCTGGTGTCTTTGCTAATTTTGCACCTTCACGAATAGCTTTATTTTCTACACCTGCACTATAAGAATCTGATTGAAACTCTAATCCATCTGTTCTTGTGGAGAACTTGCCTGGACCTGCTGGGCCTGCGAGTGGTCCTCTAGCCATTGTTGTCCTCCATCTTCTCTAAATCTGATGTGAATTGTTCCCACACTCTGGAAACTTTTGTTTTTCTATTTGCGTTATACACTGCTAAATCTAATAATTCTGAAGTGAGCATCTCTATGGCTCTAACTATGTTTACTGCGAATCCTGATATAACTACTAAGAAATCTGCGAAAGTGACAGAACGTGGTACATAGTCTTTATCTTCGTCCACGCTCTGTCCTTTCAAATAACACTAAGCCTTCTTACCTTTGCGGGCTGCTGGAGCATAACCAAACTTGACATCTGCCATCTTTGGTTTCTTGGTATCCAACGGACCTTTTGTAGGCTGCTTCATAGAAGCCTTTGCGCGACCACCTTTTTTCATATTACACCTCCCTTACCCTGCAATAGATGCGAGTAGAGTTGCTATATCTGGACGAGCGCCAGCAGCAGGGGCCGCACCCATTTGTTCTGGAGTTGGCTGCGAGGCAGGAACGGGGGCCATACCTGCTGCTGGAACTTGTTCGCCCATTGGCATTTCTGGTTGTGGTTCTGGTGTGAACACCTTCTCCACGATACTTTCTAGCGCTAAACCTTTTTGACGACCTTTGATTACTTCGGCGATTCGGGAAACGATTTGAGAAGGATCTTGACCTTGTGCTGCAAGCGCAGGAATAGCCTGGGCGTACTGAGCAACAGCAACGCGAAGAGAATCGCGCATCTCTTCAATATCCACACGCTGTTCTTCTTGAGTGACATTGAGTTCCATCGGTATCTCGCGGCGTACATAGTCGCGGCTTACAAGTTTATCGCTACGCATCTGTAGCAAAGCAATGATGGCATTGTTTGGATTCATTCCAGACATAATGCCGTAACGAACATCTACTCCATACTCACCAGCAATAGCCTTGCTTGGGATGTACTTCATATTGAACGGTGTTCCGTCGTCTACGCCCTTGATTTCCTTGGTCATAGATCCAAAAATCTTCTCGTCTACTTCAAAGCAGATGGAGACAAGTTCAGTAAACAGGCGTGCAAATTGTGCTTGTGCTGCACGAACTTGAGTATCAAAGCCTGCTTGAAGTGCTTGAACTCCACGACCTGTGATGATAGAAGCATCAACGTTACCGCTACGTACTTCTGGGTAACGAGCGCCAAGACGAAGTTCACGCTCTAGAACGCCAGATTCTGTAAAGACTCCAGGAGGTAGTTCTAGCGGTACACGACGGATAGCCTGCGGATTAGCAGAGCGCATAATGGAGTCAGGGCCAAGTGCGAGTTCTTGGACATCCTGCGGAATAGCAATCGGTGCTTGAATGGATTTCTCTGCTGCTTGAATCTGAAGGACAGCAAAGCGAGCACGTGCTAGTTGTACCGCTAGAATATCATCGAACTGACCGCGTGCTTCGCCATCAAGAGATGAACGAACAGCAACACGAGCCAAGCATTTACCAACTGGATTAGGAATGTTGGATAGAACAAGGTTATTGCGTTCTGGGATGAAGATGAGATCTTGGTCTTTGTCGTGGTAACGAACCATTGTGACCGCTTGTGCGCCAGATGCCAATGGCATACGTGGCATAATCTGTGAAGCAAACTCTGGGTATTGCGCTGATAAAGTCTCAGCATCGGTAATTGTAATCTGTGTTAGTGATATGCAACGACCGAATCTATCAATTTCTGGATAGACTCCGAATGGATTGAGCAAGCGGATACGAGGATTGTTATTTTCATAATCCATCTCTACCATTGCTGGAAGCATTCCGTAGGTGTTGAACCAGTCAGCACCGTTGTACATTTGAATCTGTAGTTCAGAACCTGCGACGTAATAGTTGGCAATACGGGTTCTAGTATCTGCAGCCTTGCGTGCTGAGTCTGAAACCATATTGGTAGCAGCGCAGTTGAACGAAGGAAGAGGTGCCATAACCTCAGCAAGATCACGTGCTGCCACATCTACAAAGTTAGCAACCAGAGGCTTGGGGTATTCCTCAGAGAACATCGCAGGATAGACCTTGCTAATGTCTCCTTGACGTACCGATAGTACGTCACGCATACGTTGATCTCTAGCAGCATAGCGGGTCTGTAGACGCGCTACCTTAGAAATCACATCCTTGGTTGATAACATTTATTGTCCTCTATCGAATTGTCTTGCCTGGGAAACCACCAAGCATTCCGCCACCACGAACTTT